GTAACGATGTTTAAAGATTTCACCATCTTGAATACTCTTTGTGTTAGGTCGTGCCGTGCCTGTTTTAACCAAATTCAAAACCTTAGATAAAGTTGTAGGCTCGTTTAGTTTGCGTAATTGCTCATCCAATTCCTCTTCAATCTCATAATCTACTTCGTGACTATCAATCAAGACCCACTCATCTAAATCAATGTCTTCACCATATTTAGCAACGTCTAACTCGTCTTGTGCGCTCATTTGCGTAATGTTACCTCCTGCTTGTTCAGGCACTAAACCAACTAAAGCTCTTACTTCGTTTGGAGTCATCGATTCAAGTACTTTATTTGCAACCAATGGAGAAAGTGAGTTAATACCATCGATAACACGTTTAGAATCTCCTGCAATTATTTCGCCTCCTGCATCTAAAGGTTGTAATGTTTTGAAAGATAGTTTTAATGAAATACCATTGAAAGATAATATTTTGTTTACCATTTCAACTATCATTTGTTGTTTTGGCTTAATCACCATGTTTTCAAACAACAAAGCTCCTGTTTTCATTTCATCAGCATTTGAGCTAAATCCACTTGCTGAAGTTACACCAAACAATAATGGTGTAGTTACATTGTGGCTACGTAATATCTTAGCAGTTGATTCATCTGATAAATAAGAATAATGGTCTGCCGCGTCTTGCAAAGGAATAGTATCTACCGTTGTTTTGGTAGCTTCGTTTTCGTTGAATGATATTACAACTTTCTTACCTTTTGAGCCTGTAAGCTTACCAATAACAGATGCAGATATTTCATCCTTCATCTCGTCGGTTGGGGTACCATTGTTAAAATTCACAATCGTAGTCGGAGCAAAGGAGTTACTAACCTCGTTAATAAGGTATTCCGCTATTTTCTCTTCCAACAATGCGTAATCAATACCACCTTGATAATCTACATTTGAAAAGTATTTCATTCCAGCACTATAAGGTGCTAAATACAAAATTTCAACTTCTTTTTTCGATGTTCCGAAAGCATCAAATCTTTTAGGAACATACTTCTTTGGGTCACTCCAATTGTCAGAATAGAAATATCCTACTATGTCACCATCCTGGTTGCACTTCTCAGGTCTTAATAATTGAATTGGAGTGTGAAAAGCCCTTGTAATCGCCTTATGTCCTTTATCATAATGAATCTGTAAGGCACACTGCCCTAATGCGTACAAATCGAATATAATACGCCTTAAATCGTCTTCCTTTAATATAGATAGTAATTGCGCCCATTCGTTTGGCTTCATTGCGCTATCCGTAGCCGTTAACCCTTGACCGAAAATTAATCGACAAATGTTATTAATTACAGCGTTGTTGGTTGCTGAATTGTTGTATCTGTCTATTAAAAACTGATAGTAGTTGTTGTCCGCTCCATATTCAACCCACTCATTCTTGTTATTCTCAACAATTACGGGGGCAGTATAGGAGGATAGTTGTATAATGTTATTATTCATAGATTATAAATTCGTTGGTTGTTACCGTTTGTGTGAAATTCGAGCTTGGATTGTCTGTACAAAAAACACGTCCATAAAAGCGAATATCGTTTGTTTTTCCAATCTTACAAATATACGTATGACCTTCTTTTAATGCAAATGCAGCTGTTGCCGTGTGGTAATAATCACCCGTTGCGTAGGTAGTAATATTAATCGTTGTGGTGACGTTTGTCTGTTCGTCGGTTAAGAATATCTTATCTGAATTCCCCGTGCCTTCACGTGGGATAAAATAAACCGTTTGCGGTGATGTGGATGTTGTTAATACTATCATGTAATAGTATAACTAAAAAAGAGTGTTTTTGTTGCAAAAAAAAAGAGGGGCTATTAAACCCCTCCGTAAATTAACTTGTTACAATTATACTTGCTGTTTGCCCACCTGATGGGTCAATGTCGTAATAAAACGCACTTGTGCCACTTGCAACGAATTGCGACGGTAGAAGCTCTTCCGCTTGGAATGTCAAGGAATAACCGCTAAAATCACCAAGCGCACCCCCATTATTTATACTTCCCGCTGTCAAATCACAACCTCTTAAAAGTCCAACTAAGAAAAATTGTCCTTCGTTGTTTTCAACTAAAATTCTCGGTTTTGCGTACGCTAAAGTTTTTACAGCGTTGTGCGTAGCAATGTCCTGTTTTTTTAGTTTAATAGTCAATGTTTGACGAAAGAAAGTAGTACCGTTTTCACGTGAACTTACTATCTCCTGATCGTAAACATTTTCATTAGATTTCAATTCAAATTTGTAAAGTTTCTCAACAAAATTCACGTAATCAATTGATTCACTAAAATCAGTATCGACCACATAAACTCCTGGAGATGACTCCCTATACATGTAGTTTGCTGCAATATCTTCATTAATGAAGTATACATTGCGTAACCCACCAAGGCTATCTTTACATGGCTCTATACGACCCGAAGTTATCGCGCAAGCCATGACTAAGCAGTTACAACCGTTGCACCCGTGAAACAATCAGATACGATAGTAGTTGAGCTTGTAATATCAGTGAATGGTGCTGGTAAAGCCTCTTCAGCGGTAAATGTCAAACTGTAACCTGAAAAATCTGAAAGCGCCCCACCATTATTGATACTTCCCGCCGTTAAATCAGCACCTCTAAACAATCCCATTAAGAAAAATTGTCCGTTGTTATTTTCAATTAGGACGTGAGGTCGACTATAGGCCAAAAGTTTTATTTCTTTGTGCGTCGTAGCGTCTTGTTTTTTCAATTTAATTGTTAACGTTTGACGGAAGAAAGTAGTTCCGTTTTCACGGCTTGTCACTATCTCTTGGTCAAATACGTTTTCATTAGATTTTAACTCGTATTTGTACAAATTGTCCACGTTTGTCACCGCTGTGATTAAGTCATTCGAGAAAGTCACGTCAGACGGAACTATCTGAAAATTAATAAAGTATACGGCCTTCAGTCCTCCGATTGCCTCTTTGCACGCCTCCGCGCGTCCTATGGTTAAGTTACATGCCATAAAATTTAAAGTTTAAAAAAAAAGGAGGGAATATACCCTCCCTTTAATTGGTTATTAATTAGTTAATTAGTTAGCTGAATTTGTGATACCATAAGTAACAATGTCAGATACTGAATGATAGTTTACTGCCATACCTGCTCTCATTACAAATCTTACATTCATGCTACCGTCGATATCCGACATGTCCAATAATTTGATTTCATTCGTGTCATTTAATAGTCCGCAACCAAAAAACAAGTTAGAAGTTTCAGCAGCGATTGCAGTGTTAGCAGCCAATCCATTTGCTACGAAAATTGGAATACCGTCGAAAGTTAACCCTTGACCGTTATACCATTGTGTACCTTTGTTGTCAGTACCATTATTTGATGTAGCAGCAACTGAGAAACCACCCAACGCTCTAACATATGCTTTTGCGATGTTTTGAGAAACGTAAATTTTCAAGTCAGGTGCACCATACAAAGCAGCAGGAATTGCATCTACAATTTTACCTAATTCAGCAACAACGTTTGAAGACGTTACAGTTGTACCAGCAACCTCATTTGCAGTAGGTAAAGCAGCATCAGCAGTTAACAAAGTCATGATACCGTCAATTTGTCCTGTTGTTCCGTTAGCACCTCTCCAAATAGAAACCTCAACTGATTCAGCAACTTTTTCAGTAATATAAGCCAAGAAATAATCTACAAAAGATTTAGCTAAAACTTTGTTTGCAGACAATCCCATTTCTTCAGCAGACCAAGTTGCATAAAAATCTTTCTTACACAATTGTAAATTTACTTGAAACGGCTCTAAAGTCAAACTTCTTTCAGAAAGTGTTACTGTAGAAAGTGCTGTAAAATCACACGTAGCATCTTTTAAAAGACCATCCGTGCTTAATTTCTGCATTGTAGTTTTGTAAGCAATGTTTGGTACGATTGTCATACCTCCATTTGCCAATGTGTTACCGCTTAATAAAGCAGCTTTTACCCATAATTTGGAGTCCTGTCCAGCATATGTAGTTGTAATGTTAACTGTTGTAGCCATTTTTTATTTGTTTATTTGTTGTTATATACTTCTTCTAAAATTCTATCTCTCAACGATTTAGGCGTATTAATTGCTAAATCTATTTTCTCCATTGGTTGTACGTTTTCAGGATTGAATTGGATTGGTTTTGGCTCAGCGCTAAATTCAACAATATCCGTTGGTTGTTCTTCAATTACCTCAGGAGTCATTGCTGCTAACTTTGTTTCAAGTTCTGCAATCTTTGCTTCCATTTCTGCAAAGTGTTGCTCAGTGATTGATACAACTTTTTTAGGTTGCTTAACTTCTACCTCTGGAGTCACATCAGCCTCAACAGGCATCTCTTCTTCAACTTCTTCTTCCTTTGGCATTTCTTCAATTGAAGCGATCATTCCTTTTTCTTCAACTACCAATAGTCTACCGTCTTCAAGTTCGTACTTTCCAACTTCTAAAGGTACGGGCTCACCCTCAGGAACTACAATCATAACACTTGCACCGACCTCAAAAGAATCCGCTTCGATTACCGTGTTGCCGTCTGCTAATGTTTGCTCTTCCAATTTTACTTCCATTCCAAGGAAAGTTTTAATTGTTTTTAATGCGTCTTTTATTTCTTTATTCATATTTGTTTGGTTTATTTATTATTTATTGAAATGTAGATGGTGCTTTAAAAGTGTCGATAGTGTCGATTATCTCGTTGCCCGTATCTATGTTGTTTTTTAACGCCGTATATCCTTTTACATCGCTCGGTTTTAATCCTAATTCAGCAGAAACTTTAACTACTTGATTTAGTAAACTTGTAATGTTTTTTGTAGTGTCTAAATATGATTTTCTTGCATCAATCATTTTTTTGAAAGGCTTATCAGCATTGGTTAAATAATTTTGATAATCTTTCCATGATTCATCTGCTTTTTTTATAGACGGTAATATTTTTTTTAAAGCATCATCAATGTCAGATATAACACTAAGATTAACATCAATAGTATTGTCTATTTTTCTTACAATTTTTACTTTCATAACTATATAACTTTGTTAACCTCTTTCTGTTGTAATTTGCCTTACTTCAATAGTATGGTTTACGTTACTTACTACTTGTTGTTCAGTGCTTCCAATACCTTGTGATTGACCATCGCAACACTCTTTGGAATACGTGCCATCTTTGCACTCGCATCCTTTTTTACCTCCTTTTCTCATTCGCATAATACACTTCCTATTTCGTTAGTTTTCTGTTTAAAATCCTTATAATCAAAATCTAATTTATTATGTTCTTTTACAAAGTCTAAACCAATGTAAGCAACGAAATAACCATCCTTAAAGTAAGGTGCAACACATAAAGATTTGATACCTTGTTTCTTTAATGCTAAACGTGTGGATGTTTCTTGTAACTTATTAATGTCGGTGTACTTGCATTTGTCTAACATAACCTCCTGTAAGAATAAAGGAAATAGGCTAACAGGTAGTTTCTGTAAGTTTCTTGATTCATAGCTAACACCATTTCCACACACTTCAAAACTCATAGACGTATGGTTTCTATGAGTCCCATCGTAGTACATTACATTGTTAGAAAACTGAAATACATAAGCCCTATCCGCTCCATATTGAAACATTAACTCGTTAAGCATTTGTTGAATCAAAACATTATTATTAATGTCTTTTTTTACTTCGTCAACTTTCTCTATTTTGGTTATTACTACTTTCGTAACTAAAGACTTGTAATAAAAAAGAATGAGACCAAGTAAGATAATGATTAGCACTGTAATTTTTGTCTTCCTGATTTGCTCTAAAATGTACTTAATCTCATTCATAATTAAATAACCTTTTTTTAGGGTCTTTGTTGTAAATTAGATGTAATCATTTATGATAGTTTCTTGAGCTGTTATTTCTGTTGCTACATCAGCGTTCAAAACTTCATTACCTACTTTGATTATATTTGAGTAGCTACTCTCTACATAGGTGTAAGCACCCCTGACTTCTTGGTATACCTCTATCATGATAAACAATTTAAAGTTAATTGACTAATATCAAAGCTACAAGCATTTGAAGACGCACCCGACGTTCTACAAGCTTGTATTGTTATTGGTGTTGTATCACTTGGTAAATTAGTAGTGATAGTACCCTCAACTGTTACGTTATTTTCTAAAGATGTAACTTTGTAATAAACGTTCATAGAATCAAATGGGTTATACATTTCAAACACAAAGAAATCAGTTGCAGCCGCTCCACTCGTTCTGTTCGCAGGGAAATTAGCTCCTAAATCTATTTTAGTTGCTGTGCCAGTTCCACTGTTATGAAATATTTGCAAATTAGTATCAGCAGCATCCGAACCAATACCAATAATATTCAATAAACTTTCAACCGCAACAGTAGAAGAAATACCCAAAGATGCTGTTGTTGCTGTCATTCCGTAAAATTGGCGTGCATTTGTATTAAAACCTGTGTCACTTACACCAAAAGCAACACACATTCTAAAGCCTATATTAATATAATTAAACGCACTTGTTGACCTATAACCACAAATACCGTTTGCAGCAGGCGTTGAAACACCTATTTTTAAACGTGTTTTTTTAGTTAATATAGATGTTGTTGATACTGCCACTGCTGTTGCCGTACCTTGTAAAGTACCTGTTGCAATATTTTCAGCTAATACGGTTGTTGAGTTGTGTTGCGCTCTGTAACCCCTTGCAATTTCTGAACTTCCTACAATCCAATAATTTTCAGCAACTAATTTAGCATCAATTTGGTTTTCGACTGCTTGAGTTGTCGGATATTTAGTGTTGTTTATAGTAGTGAAATCGGTCGCTTTATTTGCTAACACTTCAAAATCTGCAACATCGTAAATAATTTCTTCAATACCACTTGCTGTACGTGTGTATATCTTACCGTTAGTTGTGTTCATGTAGAATTCACCAATGTACAAATCAGTACTTATCCAAGTACCGTCTCTATGGTCTGAGCTACTCGGAATGGTTGCAATACCACTGCCCTTTTTAATTATTATTCGTTTTGTTATATCGCTCATAAATTATATATATCTGAATTAATACTCGTGCCTACACCTCCGGTAATCTTATAAACGTCCTCATCTGTACCTGTTCCACCAAATAGAATCCCGTTATCTTCATCCTCTAAATAGCTTTTGAATTTTAGCATTGCTATTCTGTTCGGTATTTCGCTATCAATAGGTTGTAAAAATAAAGAGTCACTATCTGTTACGGTAGTGACTGCTTTAAATCTTATGAATGAAGGAGTTATTTTGTTATTAAACTCAGTCATTTTACAATGCTAAATTACCGAACACATAAGCCTCCGTTGCAGAAATAAATAGAATCGTAGCACTCGAATACTGAGTGTTGATTTTCAATTTACCACCATCTGAACGTAACGTTACACCCGAACCCGCTGCGATAGTTGTTTGTCCTGCTCCGTATTGTGTTATTAATACTTGTTGACCTGCTGTAAAAATGTTTTGAGGTACAGTCAAAGTGTTAGCCGTTGCTTTATTCATTTCAACTACTTGCCCGTTGTCAGCAGCTACAAGTGTGTAAGAATCCGTTTTACGTGCTAATGTTAGGTCAATAACTTTTTGCACCGTGTATGTAGCCCACGCAGACCCATTCCATCTATAAGTAGTATTTGAACTTGTATTAACCACCAATGCGCCTACAGTTGCCGTTGCGTTTGCGATGACATATGTCCAAACAAAACCATTCCATTCAGCAACTCCTGAAGCTAAAACTAAATAACGGTCACCTACAGCAGCACCGCCGCCATCAGCAGGCAATAATGTTTGCACCCCTAAAACAGTTAAGGCATAGTCAGTAGCTAATCCTACCTCTTTAATCGAACCATCAACATGATATTTCAACTTACCATCAATGTAATGGATAGTTCCGTTTTCTTTTACTATTCCGCTTTCAGACGTCAACACATCAGGTTGCACCTTCCAAGTTGCGTTGTTAATAGTTTGCGTGTTGTCAATTATTGTTACTCCCATTTTTATATTGATTTTAAAAGTTCCTTTATTTCATTTACAATGTCCTCATGACTTTCAGCTTGTAGTTGGTCTAAGCCGTCAAACTTACCCTCGATACTAAACCCTTTGAATTTACCATCTTTAATTTGTTGCCATACCTCTTCATTGTAAACTTTCATTTTAACAACCCATGACCCTTTGATCGCATTCAAGTTGTAAAGGTTTGACTTATCGAATTTCTCATCTTCAACGATCCAACTTTCAATCAAACTCACACCTTCAACGCTATGCTCATGGTCAACCGTCACGTTGTTATTGTAGTTCTTTTTAAGATAAAGTTCTTGCACCTTTGCAATGGTTTCTTCACTAAACGAAATGGTAAACTCTTTGTCTTGTATACGTCTGTAAATCTGTTTGTTAGGCACTAAGGCCAATCCTACAACTTCACGTTTTTCATCGTTGGTAACTTTCAATTCAACACTTATCTCACTTAAGAAAATAAACGTTTCTTCTATGGCAGGTCTGTCTACAAGTGAAATTGCAAAAACCCCTTGCTCATCGTCCTTTATTGTTAGCTCTATATTCTGCATATCTTTATAACTTAACTTTGATTAAAATGTTGCATTTCTTACCCTATTACGGTCTAAGGCTTGCGCTGTTGACACTTCACCACTTACTACATATGCTTTAACTGGTTGTTGTTGTAACGCTCCCAACTGCATTTGTGGTTGCGCCTGGATAATATCAAAACTTGGTGTACGTGGCGCTGTTGCTGTTGGTGTGTTACCGCCGCCATTATTTGCGCCACCTTGAAATTGTGTGTTAGCAATTTTAGCAATGTTCAAAGCTCCAATCGTTCCTATTAGCCCCGCCTCTACAAAGTTTAAACCCGTTGCCACTTTACCAAGGTTACCACCTCCACTTAATGCAGCTGTTACACCTTGCGCAGTGTTCATAATTGCTTGACCAATGTTAACCGCTTTGTTTAGTTCAAAGGCTTTCTTTTGGTCAGCTTCATTACCTTGAGCAAATAAGTCAGCAACACCTTGAATAACGCTAAACGCATCGTAAGCCATTCTTATTTTAGTATTCTTAGCATCCTCTTCAATTGCTTTTTCGTCGTCTTT